GCAATCAAGTCGAAAAGATTAACGCACCATGGTAAAATAGTCAGGAAAGGAAAACTTATGTCTTTGAACATCTATCCTGACCTGCGTCAAATAAAGTGCGAGTATTGCTATTCAGATTTTATATCCATAGAGATGGGTAACTTCAAAATGCCCAGGTGCTCTAGTTGTAACAAAAACCCCTCTAAGTACGTTTTAAGTCTTCGGGTGGATGATGGATCAAAAAGAAACGTCAAAGTCAGATATAACCACCATGGTGAGCGAATAACTACCGAGTCCATGGCCTATGCTATGGGTATCGTCATCCTGGACGAAGTTAGGCGTGGGATATTCAATCCTCAAAGATACGAATCAATAAGACATCGTCAAAAACTCGTATTTATGCATTTCGTTGAGGATATATATCTTCCGCACCATCAGAAAAGAATGGAGCGCGGTGATATAGCACCGTCCAGTTATCGGGAGAAACTCTCCATTTATAGATCCAACCTGAAGGCATATTTTAGTGATATGGCATTAAGCTCGATTACCCGGTCCGACATTAAGCGATTTAGAGAATCATATACCGATAGATTTTCAGCTAGAAATAAGGCCCTTGAAGAAATTAGGGCAATCCTAAATTTTGCCTTCAGAGAAGATTACATCGATCGCGTTCCCCATATCGAAAAAATCCCAAAATCTAGAATTAGAAAAACAGTCCTCACCATGTCCCAGGCAAGAAAAATCGTTGCCCATATAAACGATGAGTTTTATAAACCAGTTTTTGAGTTCTTATTAATTTACCCACTACGTCCCTGCGAGGTTGCAGATCTTAGATGGCATAACATAGATTTCGATAACAAAAAAATTATCATTGACTCCCACCTATCAATTGGAAAACCCATATCTGGTAGAAAATCACTTAAAGACGACGTTTTAGAGCTAGATCTAACAGACAAAGCGGCCGCACTGCTTCAATCAATGCCACTTCCCTTTGATAAGTCCATGCTCGTTTTTAAAGGGCGCAGAGGGGCGAGGCTTGGGAATCCAGTTCGGAGAGTTTGGAATAAGGCCGTTATTAATGCCGGTTATCCGAAGGGAAAATTTAATCTATACCAACTAAGACATGCGAGGCTAAGTGAGCTTTCTCAAAAACTTGGTGGCAATCTCATGAAGCTCAAAAGAATATCAGGGCACAAATCTACCAGGATGCTCGAGGAGAGATACGTTAGGGATGATTCGGAATTATCGGACTATCTTTAAATTTCACAGTTAATTTTTCAGGCAAAAAAAGAGGGCTTCCAGGAGCCCTCTAATACGAAATATTTTAAACCATTTAAACAGGAAAACTGTTCATGATTTATGGGTACCTGGACTAACCCATTCCGTTAAAAATCCGCATCGAAAATCTTGTAATAAAACTGAGGCGAATCTATATTTTGAACCTGTGCTTGTAAACAAAAAAAAGGGAGCTTATGGGGCTCCCTAATAGCAAAAAAATTTAACTAGCAAACAAGGTTTGAAAGTAAGGGGCCCATAAACCCTAACTGTATTTCTGCAATTTATCCGCATCGTTTTTCAACTCTTAAATTCTTCAATAAATCGAAGCGAGACTATATTGAAAATTCGGGTTTGTGAATAAAAAAAAAGGGGCTGTTGAGGAGCCCCTAATACGAGAATTTTTTAACAACTCATCTACAAGAGATTTGAAGTAAGGTGCCTCAACCCACCTATTCGTTTTCTGTAATTTATCCGCATCGAAAATCTCACTACAAAATCCTCAATGTTTTCAGCGCCTTAATGGCGGGAGCGACGAGACTCGAACTCGACGCCAATTACCTTAACTGTTTAATATCACGAAAACCTAATCTCATAAATATTTAAAATCATTAGAAATTAATTTATCCGCGTTTTATCCGCATATGGCTAACGGAGGGTGATAAAAACATCTCGACAGCATACACTTATTGGTGTACAATGGTTGTATGAAGAAAAGGTTGGTAATTAAAGCTCTAACTAAATACGGATGGTGGAAAAAACGCGAGGGCGCCAATCATGAGGTTTGGACTAATGGAGATATCAGTCAGCCAGTGGCGAGACATAACGACATACCGGAAAGAACCGCAGATGGAATTATTAAAAAAGCGAAACAAAACCCAGCTAAAAATTAAAAAGGAGCGCATATGCATTTCACAGTAAAGATATCACCAAAAGATTTAACAGGTTTTCACAGCGTCTCGATTGAGGGGCTTGATATATATACTCAAGGCAAAAATAGGGACGATTGTATCGCTATGGCGAAAGACGCCGTCGAGATAACACTAGATATTTCTGTCGATATCGTTGACACGAATAAAAAGGGCCATTTCCTCCTGAAGGGATCAAATGATAACGATAGCAAGGTTCTGACGGCCACAATGTTAAAAGCGGCCAGAGCAAAGTCTGGACTATCGACGAGAGACGTTGCGGCAAGACTCGGGCATAAATCGGCCAATGCCTACGCTAAGTATGAACAGGCAAAATCGGCACCTTCGGTTAATAAGCTCGGAGAATTAATGGACGCCATAAACCCAGATAGAAAGATGGTCATTAAGTTTGAAAAAGGTGCGTAATCTTTACACCAATTGCCACCTGGGTTAACTAAATTAGGTATATAAATCCCATGCAATATCCCAATCAAGCAGACCTTATGAGGCGAGCAAGAAAACGTAAAAAACTCACTACCAGGGGCATGGCGGCAGAACTTGGCGTGACAAATGCCTTTATAGCTCATATTGAAGCGGGCAAGAGATCAATCCCGTATGAGGTAATGGACCTTTTTTGCGAAATAACTGGATATTCGCTCACAACCGTCAAAAGGGCCGCCGTTAAAGACTATGCCCACCGCTTTGACCAGCACCTTGATGAGCGGGGCTAATTAACCGATAATGGTTATATGAGCCTAGAGATACAATTCGAACAAGACCTAAAAAAACTTAAAAAACACCTAGATTGGATTGCCAGGGGTCAAATTCCCTACGCTACGGCCATGGCGCTTAACACACTCGCCGAAGAGGCCAGGCTCGTAATGATGGATGAGTTCAATGACGAGCTAAACATAAGTTCTCAAGGGCAACTTAAAAAAGGTATATCAACTCAAAGAGCTAAAAAAAGAGACTGGCCGCTTACAGAATCAAAAGTTGGTATTCTTGAGAAGTTTGAATATCTCTCTCACCATATTGAAGGCAAAATAAGAAGGGCCGAAACAGTAATGTATAAAGATAAAAAGATGAGGGCCATACCTGTTCCGGGCGTTATCAAAAAGAAAGTTCGGGGAAGAGTGTACCCATCTCAAAAGCCCAAGGCCTTGCTGGCGAAAAAGTCGTTTATTTTTCAGGCCAAGTCAGGAAAGTTTTTACTTGGAAAAAGAAAGACAAAGAAAAGGCTTCCCTTATTGATACAGTACAAACTAATCCCAGAGGCTAAAATCGACGCAGTTGTAGAGGCAGAAAAGCGAGTCAGGAAACTGGTTACTGAAAGGTACGATAAGGTATTTGGGACATCACTCGCCAAGGCAATCAAGAGCTCTAAGTATGCGGCCTAAGCAGACTCATCCTTAAATATCTCACTAACGTCTATATTGTTTTTACGGGCCTGCTCTTCAAACCAAATCTTTGCGATAACGGTCGGGTGATCATTAAGTGCGGCCCCTATCTCTAGGGCCTTCTCAAGACTTATAGATTTCTCGCCACTCTCAACCCTAGATATATACTGTCTTGATACGCCTAACTGTCTGGCCAGTTCCGATACACTCCAATCCTTTTGAGTTCGGCTTCCAGTAATTAGCATGCCTATTGTCATAGGCCCTAATATTTCATTTATTGCTTCTCTCGCGTTTCTTGTGTTGCTCATTTTTTTACCTTTTTAGTTTTTTTAGCGTTTCAGTTTTTCAGCGTTTTAGTTTTTTTAGCGTTTCAGTATTTGTGGTGATCTATTCTTTCTATGCTTACTATTTCTAGATTGCCGTGTATCTCTGATCTGTAATACAACCTCCATGCTTTACTTAGCCTTATAGATCTTAATCCTTGAAGGCGACCACTTAAGGGCTCATCATGTAATCCCTTACCCTTGAGCTTCGCCGTCCCTTTCGTGCCGATTTTCTCTACCGTTGATAGCCAAGAAGACACAGATAATTGAACGTGTTTTGGTAGCTTCGTGAACTGCTTTAGTGCCTTTGACTTGAATCTAACATCGATATCCATGGATATATTGTAACCCAAAAAGGTTTCGCGTGCAACTAAAAAGGGTGCGAAGCATAGCAATTATCCCATTGGAGTGTATTGTTTATTGTCGCCGCTCGAAACGCGCCCTGAGAAGTCTTCTTGGCGATCGCGCGAAGCCGCTCTGAGAGGGGGTACCCCTGGTTGGGTCCTTCTATACGCCCTACTAGAGCGGGTGACGGCGATCGCGGCTGTTTTTTAGGTAAACCGCGTCAAAAGTGGTTGACGGTTGACTCGAAGAAATCTCAAGATTACTATTTTTAGTAATCAGGAAAATGAGGAAAAATGGGCTATCCAAGAGTAAATAATATCGAGCTATGGCCGCTTGAAAGATTAATTCCGTACGAGAAAAATTCAAAAAAGCATCCCGATGAACAGGTTGAGCAAATCGCAAACTCGATAAAAGAGTTCGGGTTTAATAATCCAATTTTGGTTGACGGTAAGGATGGAATTGTTGCCGGGCACGGAAGGTTAATGGCCGCCAAATATTTAGAAATGGAAAACGTGCCGGTGATAATCCTCGATCACCTAACCGATACTCAAAAACGCGCCTATATAATTGCAGATAATAAACTGGCAGAGAACGCCGAGTGGCACATGGTCAACCTAACCCAGGAGCTTGAAGAACTTGAAGGCCTTGATTTTGATTTAGAGCTACTAGGATTTTCTCAAGACGAGCTAAATGAAATATTTCCAGAAGTTGAGCAAGTTGAAGGCCAAACTGATGAGGATTCAGTTCCAGAAATAAAGTCTAATCCCATGACTAAGCGTGGCGACATCTGGATTCTTGGCAATCACAGAGTCATGTGTGGAGACTCAACTATGATTGACGACGTTGAAAAGCTTATGGATGGCCAGAAAGCGGACATGGTTTTCACTGATCCGCCGTACGGTGTTAGCTATCAGTCCAATATGCGAACAAAATCAGAAAAATTTGATGTGCTTCAGAATGATGACGAATTCCTAGACATTGTGCCAATTATTAGTAGTTACTCAAGGGGTTTTGTGTTCATTTGGTCAACATGGAAGGTTGTAGGTGAGTGGCTTGAAAGAACATCATCCCTCGGAAAACCTTCAAACACTATTGTCTGGCACAAAGGCGGCGGAGGGATAGGCGATCTGGAAAAAACATTTTTAACCGATTGGGAGTTAGCCCTAGTTTGGCATAGGGGACACAAGCTTTGTGGAAAAAGAATCGGTAGCGTTTGGAGCTTAGGTAAAGACAGCGCTTCGAGCTACAGGCATCCAACTCAAAAGCCTGTCTCGTTAGCTGAGGAGGCTCTGGATAAATGCAGCAAGAGTCAATACAAAGTCTTGGACTTGTTTGGAGGCTCAGGCTCAACTTTAATTGCTTGCGAGAAAATGAATCGCAGATCTTACAACATGGAGTTAGATGAAAAATATTGTGATGTAATCATAAAGCGCTGGCAGGACTATACTGGCAAACAGGCGATTCTTGAATCAACTGGCGAAAAATATAACGACCTATGCCCGAGCACCTAACCCAATCTGAATTTGCTCGGCGGGTTGGCGTATCAAAGCAGGCCGTGCATAAGGCAATTAATAAGGGAAGACTAACCGAGAGCATTGTTCGTGATGGCGATAACGTATTGGTAAAAGAAGAGCAAGGTATGGAAGAGTGGCAAAAAACAATGAAATCATTCACGCCAACAACTGAAAAACTAAAAACTGCAGAACAATACAATCAAGCACGAACTCTAAAAGAAACCTTTAACGCCAAACTCGCCAAACTTGAATTTGATGAAAAGTCAGGACTTCTCGTTTCAAAAGAACTCGTGAAAAAACAGGCCTTCGAGGCTGGGCGGATTACTAGAAATCAAATCTTGGCGATACCCGATAGAGTCGCCGGAGAGTTAGCAGCGTGCTCAGATACTCATGAGTGCTTTACGATTTTAACTAACGAGCTAGTAAAGGCGCTTGAAAATCTAGATGAGGCGTTCTAACGGTGAGTGATTTTATCTATACTGAAGGCTTTAAAGAGGGGATCAAGCCAGATCCAATTTTAAAAGTCTCAGAGTGGTCTGAAAAATATAGACAGCTATCAAGTAAATCATCGGCAGAGCCAGGTCCTTGGCGAAACTCGAGAACTCCGTTTTTAGTTGAAATAATGGACTGCTTATCCGCTCACTCGCCAGTTAGTGATATTACTTTTATGAAAGGCTCACAGATTGGAGGTTCAGAGGCGGGCGTGAACTGGATTGGTTATTCTATTCACTCTGCGCCAGGGCCTATGATGATGGTTCAGCCTTCAATTGATATGCTTAAACGTGCGACTCGCCAAAGATTAAATCCCTTAATTGAAGAAACTCCTGAATTAAAAATGCTTGTGGCCTCAAACAAATCTAGAGGCAGCGGAAATACGTTATTTGAAAAAGAATTTCAAGGTGGAATTCTCGTCATGGCGACCGCTAATTCGTCCTCGGCACTTAGATCAATGCCAGTTGGAAAACTCTTTATGGACGAGGTCGATGCGTTTCCCTTAGATGTCGACGGTGAAGGTTCGCCAGTTGAACTAGCAAAGGCCAGAACGAGAACATTTAAACGAAAAAAAATATTAAAAGTCTCGACGCCAACGCTTAAGGGACTAAGTGTAATTGAATCAGAATTCGAGCAAGGTGATCAGAGATTTTATATGATTCCTTGTCCGTTTTGCGATCATTATCAAAAACTAGTTTTTAAAAACCTTAAATGGGAGAAAGCAGACTATGAATCTGTTCGTTATTATTGTGAAGAGTGCGGTGAAGCGATTGATGAGCACCATAAAACGAAGATGTTTTCTCGTGGTAAATGGGTTCCTACGGCAAGATCATCTAATAAAAATCGTCGAAGTTATCATTTGAGTGCTCTTTATTCGCCTTATGGGATGTTTTCTTGGCAGGATATCGCGGAGGATTGGGAAAAAGCGCAAGGAAATGAGCCTAAATTAATCACGTTTATCAATACAGTTCTAGGAGAAACCTGGGAAATAAAAGGTGACGCTCCGAAATGGCGAAGACTATACGAGAGAAGAGAAGATTATAAGTTAAAAATTGTACCGATGGGCGGATGCATCCTTACTATGGGAGTCGATGTTCAAAAAGACCGGCTCGAAGCTCACGTTATGGCGTGGGGGAAAAATGCTCAAAAGTGGACCGTTGATTATGCCATCATTGAAGGCGATACATCTAATTTAAACGTCGACGGCCCTTGGAATAAACTGGCTGAGATAATCGCAACTGAATACAAACACGAATCAGGCGCAATGCTCCCACTTAAAAAAATAGCAATCGACTCCGGTTATAACACGAGCACTGTTTATCAATTCGTTCAAAAATATCCGGCCAATAGAGTTATGGCGATCAAGGGAAGGGATAATCAAGCCCTGGTTATAGGAACCCCGAGCGTTGCCGAAGTGAAACAATCAGGAAAACGATCAAGGCACGGAATAAAGGTATGGCCTATTGGCGTATCAATGATCAAATCCGAAGTTTATGGGTGGCTAAAAATTGATAGGCCTACAGATGAGGAGCTTGAACTTCATGGATGGCCGTATGGTTATATGCATATACCCCAAATGGGTGAGGATTTTTTTAAACAGCTAACGGCAGAGCAACTCGTTAAGCGTAAAAATAGAAATTCTGGATACACAACTCACGTTTGGGAGAAGAAATTCGAGAGAAACGAGGTTCTAGATACCACCGTGTATAACCGAGCGTGCGCATCACTACTACATATCGACAGGTTTACACCTCAAAAATGGGACTCAATTCAACCTGGCGGCGAAGTTACTCCGACAGTTAAGCAGATAGAGGCGAAATTACCCATGCAAGGAAAGAAAAGACAAGTTGTTAAAAGACGCGAAGTCGACAACGGGCTCTAGTCCCAGGAAAAATTTACTCTCATGTATTTCAAAGCATCAAGATTTTGGGAGCTTATGACGATTTAAAACGTGAAAATAGTGATTACTAAAATTAGTATACAAATAGCGAAACAAATTTATACTTGTATTATGGCCATATCTTCAGACCAATTAGAATCTAAGCTCGACGCTCTTGAAGAGGCGATCTATTCGGGTGTTCTTGAAATTGAGTATGAAGGACGAAAACAGCGCTATAGAAGCTTAAAAGACATGCAAGCTGCTAGGCGAATGATCTTAAAAAGTCTTGGACGACTGAAAACCAACCACCGTGAAACTATCGCAACGAGCAAGAACTTATGAATTTAGTTGATGGGCTCGTTTCGTATTTCAATCCAAACGCCGGGCTCAAACGACAAGTGGCCAGGCACCAATTAAGTTCAGTGAGAAAGTTTGAAGGCGCCTCGCGAGGTACGTCAAGAACTAGAAACTGGCATACAGATGGGCGTGGGCCTAATTCTGAGATCATGAATGATTTGTATATACTACGAAATCGCTCAAGAGATCTTGTTAAAAACTCTCCAATAGCTCGTCGAATTAAAGACGTGATCGTTGGAAATGTTGTGGGCCACGGAATCATCCCTCAATCAAAAATTAAGCGCATTGATGAGTTGTTCAAAAATTGGGGGGACACTCGAGAAATTGATGCGGATGGTTTGCATAACTATTATGGGATGCAGGCGTTAGCAATGGGGACCTTAGTCGATGCGGGCGAGGTTTTTATAAGAAAAATTAGAAGAGATTCAAAAGACAAATTATCCGTGCCATTACAATATCAAATTATAGAGCCGGATTATGTCGATCATTTGAAAACCGAAACAACTAAAGACGGCGAGCAAATTATCATGGGTGTTCACTTTGATAAAAGCGGCCGGCGAAAAGGTTTTTGGGTTTTTGAAAACCATCCCGGAGAGTATTACCTGGGGAATTCATTTAGCTATCAATCTAAGTTTGTATCCGCCGATGAAATGGAGCAAGTTTTTAGAGTCGATAGGCCTAATCAAGTCAGGGGCGTTCCTTGGCTGCATCCGGTAATGATGAAAATTAAAGACCTAAGCGATCTATCGGACGCGGAAATCGTCAGGCATAAAATTGCCACGTTTTTTGCAGCTTTTGTTTACGACTCTGATGGCGAAGTAGGCGGCGAGACCGATGTGAACGGAAATCCTGTTCCAAGCGAATTGGCAACCGGGCTCATGCCTGGAACAATTGAGACGCTTCCTCTTGGGAAGGATATTAAATTTTCTAATCCGCCGGTTCCGGAAAATTACGCGTCAGTTATTCAAACTCATTTAAAAGAAATCGCGGCAGGCGTAGGCATAACCTACGAAGCACTTACGGGCGATCTAAGTCAGACCAATTTTTCAAGTGCAAGAATGGGGCGGCTTGAATTTCAAAAGCAAATCGATCAGTGGCGAAATTTTATTTTAATTCCTATGTTTTGCAATCCTATCATGAAGGGCTTTTCAGATGCTTGTGCGCTTAAATCGGGCGAGGAATTTTCTGAAAAATCTTTCACACACACGGCCCCAAGGAAAGAATTCGTAGATCCTGAAAAAGAAACTAGAGCAATTAAAAATGCCGTGAGAGATGGGTTCTTATCATTTCCCGAAGCGATTCGCCAATACGGGTTTGATCCTGAAGACGTTATTCAAGAAAACGATGATTTTTTCAAAATCCTAGATCAGAAAAAACATATATACGACTCCGATCCCAGACGGGTAAGCGGTGCCGGAAATCTAAACGAACTAGAGAGAGGTGAAGATGCCGAATAATACAAGGTTAAGAAAGGCGCAAGTGCCTAAGCTTGACGTGAAGGCGAAAATTAACTCTGTAAATGAAGAAAACAGAACCGCCGAAATTATAGTTTCGACAGGTGCCAGAGGCATGAGATCGAATTTTTTTGATAGCTTTCATGAGGAGCTAGAAATATCTGAAGATGCCATCAGAATGGATCGCCTAAATAACGGTGCGCCACTTTTGAAAGATCATTTTGCAAGCATTGATAATCAAGTTGGTATTATCGAGCGATCTTGGATTGAAGGCGCGAACCTTATGGCCGAAGTTCGGTTTTCTAAAGACGAAGCTGACGACAAGATTTTCAGAAAGGTTCAAGACGGCGTTATAAAAAACGTCTCCGTCGGTTATAGAGTTTTTAAATATCAAGAAATTGAAGTTGGAGAAGACGAGATTCCTGTATATCGTGCGATCGATTGGGAGCCAGTTGAAGTTAGTCTGGTTGCCATTCCATTTGATTCAAAATCTCAAGTTAGAAATATAGATAAAAACGATTGTGAAATAATCACAAGAAAAAAAGCAAGCGAGGAAAAAATGAAAAAAGAAGAGGTCAAAGCACCTGAAGTGAATCTCGATGCCGTTCGTTCAGAGGGTGTAGAGGCAGAAAAAACAAGAGTAAGTTCAATTTTTAAACTAGTAAATAGAGCTGGTTTACAAGCGGATTTTGCCGAGCAATTCATCTCTGAAGGCACTGAATTAGAGGTCGTTAGAGAAAGAGTGATTGATGAGCTAGCAAAAAAGAGCAGCGAGGTCGAAACTAGAACTCAAAGAGCGGAAGTAACAGTTGATGAAACTGAAGTTCGTCACGAAGCAATGGTTAACGCTATCGCGTCTAGAGCTAACAGCAACGTAGAGTTAACTGAAAAAGGTCGTATGTTTAGAGGTCACTCTCTATTAGATATGGCCAGAGAATTTTCTGGAAATCAACGAGGGCTTGATAAGGGTGTTGTAATTGAAAGAGCCTTTCATACAACTTCTGATTTTGCTTCAATTTTAATGGATGCGACAAACGTGTCTCTCAAAAAAGAATACGCAGAGCAAGAGCAAACTTTTAATCCATTTACTGAAAGAGTTTCACTAAGTGATTTTAAAACTAAGCACTTAGTAAGCCTTGGCGAAGGTCCTCAGTTTAAGAAAACCCTAGAGGCCAGCGAAATTAAGCACGGATCAATGGATCAAGAAGCTGAATCGATGAAACTTGATTCTTATACTACTGGCGTCAACGTTACTCGTCAGACAATTATAAATGATGATTTAGATGCGTTTGGAAAAGTTCCAAGAGCGATTGCAAGAAGCGCAAGACGTTTAGAGTCTGATCTTGTTTTTGAGCTTATTACCTCAAACCCTACTATGGGTGATGGTACAGCGCTATTTCATGCTTCTAAGCATAGTAACCTGGCGAGTTCTGGGGCCGCAATTAGTGTCGCTTCAATCGGTGCTGGTTTTACTTCAATGAGAAAGCAAAAAGGAATTGACGGTAAAACAACTCTAGATCTTAGACCTGCGATTCTTTTAACTCCGGTTGCTCTTGATGTTGTGGCAATGCAATTTTTAAGCACTAACTTTTTAGCTAACGCTCAAAGTGATGTGAATCCGTATGCTGGAAAGCTTGCGCATGTATCAGATCCAAGACTTGATGAGGCCAGTGCTAACGCTTGGTATCTCATTGTTGGGAAATCTAACTCTCCGCTAATTGAGCTTGGCACACTAGATGGCCAGGGCCCTCAAATAAACGTCAAAGAGCGATTTGCTCTAGGTGTTTCTTTTGAAGCGCTTCACGATGTTGGTGCCGGCCTTACAGGTTGGAGAGAAATTTATAAAAACGCAGGCGCTTAATAAGGAGATATGATGAAAAATTTCATTCAAGAAGGAAAAACAATTGAGGTTACAGCTAGCGGTTCAGCAATCGCAAGCGGTGATCTTGTAGTAGTTGGCGATATGGTAGGAGTTTCAGCGGTTGATATTGCTGATGGTGAAACTGGTACAGTTTGGCTTATGGGAGTGTACGAAGCTCCAAAAGCCTCTCCACTTGTGATTAATCAAGGTGATACGCTTTACTTTGATGGGACCGAGCTTACCAAAACGGCCACTGGTAATTCATTTGCAGGCTACGCTCACGCCGATGCTGCAAGTGCTGACTCAGTTGTTTTAGTAAAACTTTCTAATTAGTTGGACTGGCCCTAATGTTTAGCGCTCTTAACAGACAATCAGTTGAAATATTTGGTTTGCCCATAACCTACACTCCGCTGAATTCCCCAGGAGCACCACTGAGCATTAGGGCCATCTTTGATCATAACTATTTGGGTATAGATGAAAACGGTATGCAAGTTCAAGTTAACTCGCCAATGATTCATATATGCCTAAGTGATCTTGGGATTGAGCCCTTGCAGGGTGATCAAGTCACAATTAAAAACGTGAACTATCAAGTTGTTGACGTTCAAGAAGACTCAGAGGGGATGGCGAAACTCCCACTGGATATTCTATGAGCCAGCGAAAAACAATAAGAGAAAAAATC